GAAAAGGCAGTTGTATTTCTGCTTAACCTAGATGGGTGGGATTTAGAATGGTGTGGTGATGGTTTCACTAGATACGATGCAATCGGTAAAACACCAAAGGGTAAAGACTGCGTTATTGAAATGAAGTTTCGTAAAACCTATTACGAACAGAAAATGCTTGAGAAAGACAAGTACGATGCTTTAATATCATTAGATAAAGATGTAATTAAATTATATTTTGTTAATGATCCCAAAGGAAACTTTCTATATTGGCTAAACAATCTACAAATGCCAAAGCCTGTAAAAAAATATTGTCCTGATACTACAATGTGGACAAAAAAAAGACTTCTTAAAGATGTTTATTTACTAGAAGAAAACGATGCTAGTATAATAAATATTAATATTTCTTAAAAACAGTTATTAAATTTTTCTGTTAATTAAATTATTAATTGTATATTTATCTATTATTAATTTTAAACAAACAGAATATGATAGTACAAAAAATTGAAGTATTTGAAAATATTGATTTAGAAAAAATTATTCATAAATTTAGTTTTATTGAACAATTAATAGCAATGAATTGCAATAAAAATTGGAATCCAAATCAAATTAAAATAAATGGTAATATTTTAAAAAATTGGAGTGAATTAAATAATTATAAATTTTAAATTAAAAACAAATGACAACAGAAACAAAACAATCAAATTTATCAATAGCTTTTGATGATTTAAGAAACCTTAATTTAGGTTTAACAACAGACCAATTCTTAGATTTAAATGAAATACTTTATGATTTAGCTACTAAGCAACATTTAAAAGGTATGGAGGATGCAAAAGAAATTTACAAAAATTATAATAATATTTAAAAACAGAACAGATGTATAAATTACCAAAGTACAAGCAAAATTTATCAATTCAAGGAAATAACGTTTGGAGTTATTCAACAATAGTAGCAAGAATTGACGGAAGTAAATTACACCAATTAGGTTATTGGTCTATGACTACGCAAAAGCATATCAACTATGTAGCTAAAGAATTAGATTTAACTTTAATTAAATGAAAGTAAATGAAGCACTATGGGGTGAGGTTAAAAAATCAATCGAATCCCATACAGAAAAAGACCAATCTATAACTGATATTACAATCAAGTTTAGAATAATAGAAAATTCAGATTTAAGAAATTATTTACAAATAAATTTATCACAATATGACAGACAGTAAAACTACATACATACACGAAACAAATCATCTTTATTGCCAAGACGGAGAATTCCATATAGGATATGGGGAAGATAATTGGGTAGTGTATAATACAGACCAATTAATCAAAGACTTGCCATTTATTATTAATCAAGTTATAAAGGAAAATAAAAAGATGCAGGAAATGTATCTAGATTTAATTAAAGAAGAATTAAAAGAATTATGAAGCAGAAAAAAACAACTATAAACATTGGGGATTTAGCTAGGCATTGTATGAAGTCAATAGCAGAGTTTCCTATGTTAGAAAGGCAAATAAGGTATATTTATATAAATGCTTTAGAAGATATTGAAAATGGGGAATTAGAAGATAACACTTGTCAAAATGCGATAATGTATATCGAGGGAGCAATACAGGATATATTATGATATTATTAGTAGATGCAGACAGTTTGATTTTTGCAAGTTGTTACAAGAAAAGAGAGCATCCTGAAGATGAAAAGTATTATACAGACATAGCTGATGCTAGAAGTAAATTTGATGAACAATATATGGCTATTGTAAACCACTTAGAAGAACTTTATAATATAGATAAGGTAATTACATTTAGTGGGTCAAAAGGTAACTTTAGAAAGCTAATTACTAAGAAGTACAAAGCTAACAGAAAGAAGCAGGAACTACCTCCATTATTACACGAAATGCATCAATTTGTAAAAGACCAATATGATTCTATTTATGGTTATGGTGTTGAAACAGATGATATGGTTGCTAGGTATTGGAAAAAACTTACAGAAGAATTAGGAAGAAATGAAGTTATGATAGTATCAATAGATAAAGACTACAAGCAGTTCCCTTGTTTGATGTATAACTACCATTACAAACACCAAGAAATACTAGATATATCAGAAGATGAAGCTATGTATAATTTTTATGAGCAGATGATAATGGGAGATACTGCAGACAATGTAAATTATTTTAAAGGGAAAGGAAAAAGGTTTGCAGAAAAGTATTATGCAGATTGCCAAACTAAATACCAATATACTAGAAAGCTATATGAATTATTTAAACAAGAATACAAGGGTAAAGCAAGACAGAAATATTCTGAATGTTATAACCTTTTAAAACTATTAACAGAATGACAAAAAAAGAAATACAAAATCAATTAGATGAAATATACAATCATATTTTTACTAATTATGAAGAAAATGAATGTATTGATATTTTAAATTCAATAGATGAAATACAAAATAAAATAGATGATTTATGAAAGCAACACAGACACATTACGATAACGGAAAAGATTACGATATTATAGACGTATGTAACGATTACTCTCTTAACTTTAACAGAGGTAATATTGTAAAATATATCGTTAGAGCAGGAAAGAAAAAAGATGAATTAGGAGACTTATTAAAAGCAAAAGATTATTTAGAACGAGAAATACAAATTTTAAGAAATAAAAATGGATAGAAATTATAAGAAAGTAGCAGAGGGTGTAGTTGAAATGACAGGAGTGGATATATTTTTAAACACTAGACAAAGAAACTATGTAGAATTAAGGGCATTGGTTTGTTATATTCTTAGGGAAAAGCTAGGGATGAGATGGACTAATATTGCATATTATTTTGAATCAATGGGTAAGACTATGAATCACGCAACTGTAATTCATTTAGTAAAAAATTATGAAACATACAAAATGTATAATAAATCTTTGCAAGAAATAGAAGATACCTTTAATTTTAAAAGTGAATTAAATTATGATGAGATAGATAAGATACATTATCTGCAGGGCAAATGTGATAACTTTGAAAGAAAGTATTTAGATTTAAGAAACAAAGTAAAGAATGACCCAATTATGAATGTATTGCACGACATACCAAAGGATAAATTAAATGAAATAATTGAAAAGGTAAGTTTATGGAAACAGAGTTGGAATTGGAAAAACAAAGATGAATGTAAAGTAATAGAAAGCAGTACTTCAATGGAGGGTATGCATTGGTAAGAACTAAAATAAATAAATTATGATAGTAGAAGCATTAGGTTGGATAATGATTGCTTTAATAGTAGCAGGATTAGGAAAGCAAATAGGTAAAATTTTATTCCCTGAAGATTGGGAATAACAGATTTGCAATTTATTACGTTATAATAGAAATATTTACTATGGAATTATTACGTTATGAAATTAAAGCAGGAGTTTTTAAAGGGGTTTTGTTTGGTGTCAGACATTACCCTTTTGAAGATGAACAAATATACGAAGAAGACATTGTTGTTTACTTTGGAATATTTCAATTAGTAATTACAAAAATATACAGAAAATAATTTTTTTGTACCTTAGAGAAAATTTAATACAATGATCAAAGCTAAAATACAAAAGGTTAGTATATCATCTATAAAAGAAAATGGTGCTAATCCTAGATTCATAAACAAACATAAGTTTAAAAAACTTGTTAATAGTGTAAAGGAATTTCCTGAGATGTTATCACTTAGACCAATAGTGGTTGATAAGGATAATATTATCTTAGGTGGAAATATGCGTTACAAGGCTTGTAAGGAGATAGGATTAAAAGAAGTGTATATTATACAGGCAGATGATTTGGATGAAAAAAAAGCACAGGAATTCATTATTAAAGACAATGTTGGTTTTGGGGAATGGGATTGGGATATTTTAGCAAATGATTGGGATGTAAAAGAACTAGAAGATTGGGGATTAGATGGTTTTCCATTTGAAGAAGAAGAAAAAGAATTAAATGACATATCAGATACTATTGAAAGTTCTTATAGAATAGAAGTAGAAATAGAAAATGAAGAAGAACAAGAAAAATTATATAATGAATTAATAGAAAAAGGATACATATGCCGAATTTTGACATTGTAAAAACAAATAAAACAGATTTAACATTCAGGGTTTCGTCTGTTATAGGTAAATTTGATTTACAATCTAATGAATCAACAGAAAGATTTACAGGATCAATAGATTTATCTAATGAATGGAAGATTGGTTTAATTGTAGGTAAAAGTGGAAGTGGTAAAACAACAATAGCAAAACAATTATTTGAAGATTTTTATATTACTAAATTTGAATATACAGATAAATCAATTTTAGATGATATGCCAAGTTATTGTTCTGTGTCAGATATAACAAATGCTTTTAATTCTGTTGGTTTTTCTAGTCCACCTAGTTGGTTAAAACCTTATTCAGTATTATCTAATGGTCAAAAAATGAGGGTTGATTTAGCAAGATCTATATTAGAAAAAAATGAAATGATTGTTTTTGATGAATTTACAAGTGTTGTAGATAGAAATGTAGCAAAAATAGGAAGTTTTGCAATTCAAAAAGCAATAAGGAAAAGTGATAAAAAATTTATAGCAGTTGGTTGTCATTATGATGTTGAAGATTGGTTATTACCTGATTGGGTTTTTAATACAGATACTATGACCTTTCAATCATTTGAAGGGCAAAAAAAAAATAGACCAAAAATTGATTTCAAAATCTATGAAGCATCAGACAAACAAATTTGGAAAATGTTTTCTAAACACCACTATTTAAGTCATACTCATAATAATGCAGCTAAAGTTTTTATAGCAACTATAAATGATGAAATAGCAGGATTTTTGAGTGCATTACATTTTCCTCATCCAAAAATGAAAAATATGAAAAAAGTTCATAGGTTAGTAATTTTACCTGATTATCAAGGTGCAGGATTTGGTATTAAATTTTTAAATGAAGTAGGTAATATATTTAAAAAAAACAAATATAGATATTCTATAACAACATCAGCACCTAGTTTGATATATGCATTAAAAAAATCTAATAAATGGGTTTGTAAAAGAATTGGTAGGCAAAAAACTCATAATAGTAATAGTAATGGTAAAGTAGGTAGGATTAGTTCTGAAAATAGATTAACAGCTAATTTTGAAATGAAATAAATATAAATAATGAACGAAAGTAGACATATTAAAAAGGAATCACTATTAGCAGCACTAGAACAAAGCCTAGGTGTTGTTACAGTAGCTTGTAAGAAAGCAGATATACCTAGAAGCACATATTACAAATGGCTAAAGGAAGATGAAATGTTTGCAATAGCAGTACAGGAAATAGAGAATGTAGCTTTAGACTTTGCAGAAAGCCAATTACATAAACAGATAGCAGCAGATTCAACTGCAGCAACTATATTCTATTTAAAGAC